AACTTTGTCTTTCTTTTTGATTAAATCAAAGTCGCCTTCTAGTTGTTCTTCCATTTCATTCTTCAGAGGTTTTGCACCCAAGTACTGTTCCCAACCAAGTTCTTTTAATTCATTCTCCGACAGTTCTCCACGATAGTACCGCCACTTATAGCGTCTAAGTTTTGCGTAATCGCTTTGTTCTTTTCTGAGATTGAGTTTGACTGTGCTTAAAATTGCAACATACTTAGCATGTAGATTTGGTACATTTAATGCTTCTTTGCTAAGTTCGGTGTCATCGAATCCAGCATCTGCCGCCCACATTTGTTGTAACTTGTCTAGTTCTATCATTCATTCCTCACATATAATTTTATACATAATGACACACTTCTACCTTTTTGTCAAGCAAAAAAAGGGTAAAAGTTATAATTTCACAATATCAAACCAAGAGAATGAAAATGATGCAGATGCCGTGATGTATGGCATTGATGTGTCTGTGATATCAAACTGTAGTGCTTCCAATGAAGTTGGAAATAAATCTTTGAAGCGTATCTCTACGTTTGCATTATTGCTACTATTTGTAATTGTCATTGTAGCGTCTGTCATAGTAGGAGCAATAGGTTTTAATGTACTACTAGACGCCGCAGGATGCGCCACAGAAGAGTTTATATAATCTGTGTACTCTTTTGTGTCAATGTCACCACTGACTGCTCTCATCCATGTATAGAGTGCTTTATAGTTTACCATATCCTCATCAACAAGAAAGGTAATTAATAAGTCACCAAATTGTAATGTGTCACCAGGAACTGGAGTATCTTTAACTCTTGTAAATTGTGTAGACATTCCTAATGTAGTATTAGGAATATTTGCCGTCTGACATGTAAATGCAACAGTTGGAAGATTTTGCATTGTAAACACAAATGATGACGGTGCAAGATAGTTTAAATTTTGCTGAACTGGATTTGATTGAACCCATGTCTGAATGTTAACATTGCTGTCATATGCCATAGTAGTTTTCCTATTCGTTTATACTACTATTTATCCATTTAAAAAAGGGGACATTTAGTCCCCTCTGAGTATTACTTGTTCATTATGTACATTGTTACTTCAAATCCAAATCTCATTTCTGTATATGTTGGTTTAGTCCACATAATTTTCTCCATAAAATTTTATGCAAAATGCATACTATTACTTATAAGATTAGAGTGATAAATTGACTAAGTATTATCATGAATTTATAATAAAAAAAAGGGTCCCGAAGGACCCTTTTCTCGTTTTTTGCTTTACAGCAATCTTACATAAGGTTAGTAACTTTAGTAAGTCTGTAGTAAGCGTTGCTATCAGCACTGATAGATGTGAATGGATTTGAGACAATACCGTAGCGTGTCTTGAAACCAATCTTAGGTTGGAATGTATTCTCACCAACTGCACGAACCATTTGTAACGGAACGTATGGGCAATAGAACAGACCAGCATCATATGCTGAAGTACCCTTATAACCTACACAGTAGAACTGTGAAGCATCTGAGTTGTTTGCTGAATATGGATCAACGTAGACTTTAATCTTACCGTTAAGTACACCAGCAAAGGTGTTACCAGCGTCATCAACCTGGAGACCAGTTTGAAGTGCAGGTGCGTAATCAAGAACGCCTGCCATTGACAGAGCAGATGCAACATCACTTGAAGTGATGATGAAGTTACCCTTACCACGGCGAGTGTCTTGTGCGATTGTGTTAGCATCGCGCTCGATTTGGAACAAGAGTCCCTTGAAACGCTCAACTGACCAACGACCGTTACTGTCAACGTCTAAGTCAAAAGTACCAGCAGTTGCTACTGCGCCTGCTTGTGCGCCTGCTTTAGCAGATGTGTACACAGTACGAACTACTTCGCGGTTGATTTCAGCAAGAATTTCTGCAGACAAGATGTTTGCTAATTCTGTTTCAGCGTCAAGACCGTGAACTGCTTTCAAATCTTGTGCAAGTTCAAGTGTGTATTCTGCTTTCAATGCGCGGGTCTTAGCAGTAACGGTGGTCTTCTCAATTGAGAATGCCATTTCGTTAAACTGACCAGAGTTACCCATTGCAACAGCGCCATCGCCAAGTGCTTCACCAAGGTTGGTTGCGGCGGCGGTACCAGTTGTGTGAGTACCGTCAACTGGGTTTGAACCAGCGTGAGTACCAACACCAGCAAAGTCTGTATCTGCTTCGTTGAAGAGTGCTTCAGTACCACCTTGGGTGCTGTAAGTAGACTTCATTGCAAAGATAAGACCAGTTGGAGCAGTCATAGGTTGAACACCACAGATGTCGTATGCAATCAGATTAGGCATTGCACGGCGTACAAGCGAAATCAGGATTGGGTCAAACTTAGCAACCCCACCACTGTCTGGCATAGCGCCAGCGGCGTTGGCAGGTGCCGCTTCATGGAGCATACCACGCTCCTCTTTCATTGCTTTTTCTTGGTTCTCAAGAATTACAGTTGTGACTGCCTTCTTGTAAGAATCCTGAATGGCAGGCATGTCAGGATGCTCAAGAACAGGACCCCACTTCTGCTGAAGGTTTTCTGTTAAAAACATTTTTATATCTCCTTGTTTTTACTTTTAATAAATGTAACAGTATTATTTATACTATTACTTTGCCTTAAATGTTCTGGAGATTGCAGAAACATAGTCTTTCATCTCTCCGGTTAGATTGACTGATTCAGAAATCTCTTCAACAGCAACCGCGTCCTCTTCGATAGTTTTGGCAACTTTTGGGAAGTAACTCTCAATGAGTGTTCCCAATTCTTCTTTGTACTGTTCTTCAGTGTCGAACTGTACGCTTTCTACTAGACCAGCAAACTTCTCTTTTTGAGTGTCAGTTAAGTCTTTAGTAGCATTTTCGATAGCAATTTGCTTCTTTGCTTCGTTGACGATTTTTGCAGTTTCAGCATTCTTTTGGATTTGCTCATTGAGTTTAGTCTCAAGTGCTTCGATTTTTGATTGCTGTTCTGCCATTACGTCATATTTGTCTTCTGGAACATCAATGTAATGCTCTTCGAATACTTTCTTCAATGAAACGATGAAATCTTCAGTGATTTCTGATTTAAGACCACGCTCAACTGCGAGTTCATTATCAGATGCCCACTGCTCAACAACATATGAAAGATAAGTGTCAACTTTCTCTGTCAAATCTTCTTGAATTTTAGCAACTTCTTCTTCCAATGCAACAGCAAATGTTTCATTGATATCTGCAACCGCACCATTAACTTTAGAAAGAACTGCCGCTTCAAAGATAGTCTTTGCTTTTGCTTGAGTATCTTCATCAAGTGAAATTGCTTCAGCAAGGGCAGACATGTCATCAGCAATATCCAAATCTTCGGATTTGTATGATGCTTTTAACTTCTTCTTACCATGTGCCATTTCTTCGACTTCATCTTCGTCTTCATCTTCATCTTCGTCCTCATCTTCATCGTCTTCTTCTTTAGCGACTACTTTCTTGGACTCTTTCATTTCTTCATCATCTTCGTCTTCATCTTCGTCCTCTTCCTCATCAACTTTCTCGCCTTTTTTCTTAGCGATTGCTTTCTTGAGGGCAGGAGGAAGTTCGCCTTCAGTGACTTCTTCTTCTGCAATTACATCTTCATCTGCATCTTCGTCTTCTTTGACTTTCTGCATTTTCTCTTGTGGTTTTTCTCCACCTGGAGCAGATGCTTTTTTCTGTTTCTTACCGGCGTCTGGACCAGACTTTGTTTCTGGATCAGTTACAGCAGGACCTAAGTCTTCTGCGCCTTTAGGTGCCGCTTCAGCAATTGATGCTTCTAACAGTTCCTTAATTTTATCTTCTACTGACATTTGGATATCTCCTATTTGTTTGTCTATTATTTATAATTGTTGTTTAAAGTTTTGACAAGAAATTTTCGAATGCTTGCAATTTTGCTTCATCTAATTTACGCATAGATGCTTTCTTAATTTCTTGTTTATATCTTTCGATATTCACTTCTTTGATGATGCCATTATCCCACACCCACTCTTTACCTTCCATGATGCCACTTACGAAAGCATCAGGTGCAGATGGGTCTGCAACAATGTCGGCGGCGGTTGCAAGATAAAAGTCACCTTGCACTTCTTGGGCACCTGAACGACCCGCTTTAAGCGAACCCATGCCTCTAGAAGATACCCCCAAAGTAGCGCCTTCATCCATCAAATTCTTAACAATCTTACCATATGGAGTATCCATAATCTTTGCTTTGCCTATGACATTAGAACCATCCATCTTCAGTTCTGTAATCATATGCGATACTCTTTCAAGATTGATTGTTGGACCATCAGGATGTCCCAACTCACCAAACGCACGTTTACGGTCAATGTTTTCTTTAGTATATCTTTTGACTTCAGTTTCCATAACTGACTTTGGATATACTCGACCGTTTCTATTCTTGAGGTCGGACTGCATGAATACGCCCTCAATGAAATATTGTTTTGCGCCACCCTTCTCTTCTACAAGAAAGTTAGCGTCTGAAATTTCTTCTCTAATCAGTTTCATGTTAGATACCTGCATAACCTGTTAATTTTTTAAGCACTAAAATGCATGTGCCGCTATTAGTACCTAATGTTACTTTGATGTCTTCATCGGCATCTGTGACTTCTGTAGCAGGAAGTATAATGTGTCCTGCTGTAACACCACCACTGTCAAATTTAATTGTTCCTGTAGCGGCACTTTCAACTGTTACGTCACCAGACCAAATAATTTCCTTGATACCAACAGTAGGTGAAGCGGCAGTTTGACTTGTCACAAGAAATGAAGCACCATCTATATCGATGGTGGTGTTTCCCGCACCTCCAGTTACACTGACTACATTAGTCGTTTTGGTAACCTTTAGAAATTGTTGACCTATTGCCATTTTAAATACCCTTTTATTTTACTAATATTTATACAGTATAATGTTTTAACTTTCGCCCTTTGCCATATTGGTGGCGGTACCCATCTTAACATTCATCCAATCATCACCATAACGCTTCTTAAATTCAGCATCAGGTAAGTCTTTAGCGATTTTCTCTCGCTTCTTTAATTCAAATTTAGTCAATGCTCGCTCTTTTATGGTAGAAGTATCGGTTTCTTCTTTATCACCATGGTGAACTACGAATTCGTTAAATGAGTTGTATACATAAGGTGTAACCTTTTCAGAAACAATAGAATCCTTATTAATAGTCTCATCCATTAATGCTTGAATGGTCTTAACATCTAGTTTTAACATTTTAGCAATTTGTTGTGCAGACTTACCTTGAGAGATAAGGTCATGCAATTGCTTCATCTTACCCTCTTCAAGTTCTACTTCTTCACGCACTTGTTTAGCAAGGTCTGCGTCAACGAATTCTTCATATGCTGGTTTAATAGCAAGAAGTCCCTGTTGTGACTTAGGAACTTTCAAGTCTTTAATTGCTTTGAGTTTTGCACCATATATGCTTTCTGCTTCACTCTTTTTGATTTCAAGTTTCTTGCCCTTATAGATTGCAATCCATCCAGCAAATTTTTCTTCGTTTACGCTTTCTTCTGGTATTACTCTTAATGCTCCAGACACATATGCTGGATGATTTTTCAATGCTCTTTGTGCATCTGTCTCATCGTTGCTATCAACATAGACTTTTACTTTTTTATTTCTGCTATCAGCATCTACACGAAACTGAATACGACCCATCTTCTGAGCAATCTCTTTACCAATACCATCACCCATCATTCTATCAAAGATTTTCTGCTTCTTAGGGTCTTTGAAGTTACCGTCTTTATCAAATAACTTTGCAAGATGTGCAGGTAATGCCTCATCAAGTGTTTCTTCTTTTAGTTGCGACTTATCTACTTTGTCACCAATTGCTTGTGCAGTTTTAAGTCTTGCCATTTTGAGTGGTGCAACATCTTTAAAACGCTTTTCAAGACTTCTACGATCCAATCTCAGGTCACGCTCATCACTGCCCATTGAATAGATTTTCATATCTGTTCCAACAAGAGCATACTTCATCTTTGGTGCTTCATCCAACTCTTCTTTTAACTCTGATACTGCTTTCTTAAAGTTTTCAGGAGACTTAGAAACATAAGTCTGTAACTGCAATTTAGAAGCAGGTTTAAGATTTTGATAGATACGCAGAATTTTTTCTGCATCTTTAGGATTTAATTTGACTTTCTTTCCATTAGAGAACTCAACAGGTTTCATACCACGCAAAGAAATAACTTTACGCAACTGAACGATTACATTCTTATCTGCCTGCTCTCTATCTGTATCGGTAGCATCAGTATCGATATCAGCGGCGTCTTTACCACTTCTACGACCCATTGCTCTCATTGCATCGCGCTTTGCACGATTTTCTTCTAACTCTTCACCCACAAGTTGCAAGTATTCTTTTGCAATATTTTCCACATCTTTTTGATTAGAATATGAACCCGCATACTTTTCGCCATCAAAGTAAGCAAAGAACTTATTACCTTTTGATGTGATTGTAAATTCAACATTCTTTTTACGACCAATCTTTTCGTTCTTTACAATTTTTTCGCCGGCGCCAACTTTAACTTTTTCTTGTAAATCTAAAGTTTGTCTGATATGGGTGAGTGTTAATGACATGTATCTACCTTCTAGTTTTCTGTCGATGCATCAATATCAAGTTGTCCGTTGTCATTGAATAAACTCTTCGAAAGTGTTTCTTTCGCAGTAGCAAGTTGCATTGCAACCTTATCATTCATAACCGACTGAAACTTAACTTCAGCATCTACTAAATTCTTATCGCGAATATCGCCAATCATTGAATTAATTTTATTATCACTCATTTAAAAGTCTCCTTCATCATCTGGTTCTTCACCGTCTTGGTTTTGCGCGGCGACTTCTGCCTCCGCTGTTATCTGATTATTTATCTGTTCAATATCATCGTCTGTTTGCATCAGAATATTCTTACGCACCCATAATGCAGAGTAATATTGACCAACAAATTCTGTAGTATCACGCAACAGCGCAATTCGCTCTCTTAATATCTCTTGATTTTTAAGTTCTGTAAACTGATTATCTTTGATATAACTATAACGAATATCTTCTTTAATAACTTCCCAGTCTTCTTCAGTTAAAATATTTTTAAGTATTAACTGTGTGCGTAGTAAGTCTTGAAACAATTCATTAAACTTTTTACGCAAACGACCGACAAACTTTGTAAACTTTAACTCATCGCGATTAATCTCTGTTGCTCGACCTAACTGAAATCCACTTTCAGGTTGCATACGAGACTGTGGTACGTTAAGTGCTAAGAACATCTTCTTCTTAAAATACTCAACATCTTCAATCTCACCGAGGTTCTGACCACCACCTAATGTTGTGATTTCAGTTCCTCTTCCACCTTCTCTTCGTGGCATCCAGAAGTCTTCTAACATGTTCATGAACTTACGGTCATCTTTGACTTCACCAGTATCTCCATCATAAACTAACTTATTTTTAAAGTTATTCATAATGTCTTTTAGATACTGTTCCGCCTTTTGCTTAGGTAAGTTGCCAACATCTACATAGAATACTCTACGCTCAGGTGCCCTTGCAATACGATATACTACAAGTGCATCTTCCATCATTCTTAACTGATTAACAGGTTTAATTGCTTTATGTAAATAACCTAAAACAATATTATTATTTAAATCAGTTAAACCTGAAGGAACATATGTTACACTATCTTTTGTTAAAGCGACTGACGCCGCCTTTTTGATTTGTGCTATATTACCAATAACAGAACCTTCTGTATATAAGAAATATTCTCTTACACGTTTAATGTGTGCAATATTATCTTCCGATACATTTGCTTCATCTTTCTCAACTTCGCGAACATACTTGATTGAGCGTGGATCAATAATTCGTAACTTTTGAATTCCGTCTTTTGTATTTTTAGTATCTACAACTTTATGAAAATAAAGTCTACCATCAACATACCAACGCTTAAACAACTCATGAGAACGCTTGTTAAAGTCAAGCATCTTCAGAATTTGTTTAAACTCTTCTCTAACTTTTTTCTTAACTGAATCCGATAAAGAAACATCA